GCTTATGCTGTTACGAGCACGAGCAGTTGTAAAATATAAATTATTAGAACCTTCAGTAATTTTATTTGTGTTAGGTGTTGTAAAGGTAAATGCACCTGTACTTGAACCATAACTTAAAATTTGACTGTCATCAGTAGTTAAACTAATGTCACTACGAACACGAGCCGTAGTATAGTACAAGTTAGTTGAACCTTCTAAAACTCCATCACTTGTTGGGTGATTGTAAGTGAAAGTACCAGTTGTTTGGTTATAAGAAATAACTGTAGAGTTATCACTTGTCAATGACACAGATGAACGAGCACGAGCTGTTGTAAAGTACAAGTTTGTTGTACCTTCATCAACGTCGTCTGTGCTGTAAATCATTTGTGCAAGAATCTCGTCATCTACATATTTCTTTGTAGCGGCGTGTAAATTTGCAGTTGGAGCGGCTGACAATGTCAAGAAACCTGTCATTGTACCGCCAGCTAATGCAACTTTGGCTGCTAATGAATTTGTAATCGTTGTTGCAAAATTTGCATCACCGCCTAGAGCATCACTAAGTTCTTTTAATGTGTCTAATACGGATGGAGCTGAAGCGATTAAGTCTGCTACGGCTTGACGAACGAAGCCTGTAGACGCGATTTGTGTAGTACTTGTACCAGCAGCGGCTGTAACGGCTGTTGGTTGACCACGTAAGTCGACCGAGCTTATAATACTACTCGACCTTGCTTTAATTAATGGCATAATTAATTCCTTTTTATTAAGTTTCTATTGAAACTTATTTTTTAAGTTTGGTTACCGTCGTTACTAATCGACGCGGCCAATTCAGCTAGTGTGTTTAATATTGAGGGTGCTGAATCAACTAACTCACCAATTGCTTGCTCAACAAATTGAGTAGTAGCAACCTGTGAATCTTGCATATCTGCCGGTGCTGTTGGTGCAGTTGGAACTCCTTGAAGATCAACTGAACCAATAATAGAACTTGATCTAATTTTAATCATCGGCATGATATTATCCTCTTTGCAAGTTTCTATAGAAACTTTATTAGCATTTTTAAGTTTGGTATGCCGCCAACTTGAGAATAAATTTTAAATTACCAGCAACCAAAAGTTCTTCGTTATATTAACGCTTCCGTTGCTAGCCGTTACTGTGATTTCATATCTACTAGGACTGCTGTTATTAGGAGCAGTACCTGTTAGATTAGATCCAGTTACCATGAGCCATGATAAGGATTGTTCGCTGGCATTTGCAGCAGTCAATGTTACATTTGTAGCATTGCTTACACCTAAGGTGTAGTTAATGGCATCACCGCCTGAGAAAGTTCCTATGTAGGAATTGGAATTTGTCCAATATGGTACATTAGTACCGTAATTAATTAGATTAGGAAATCTAAATTCATTTCCACTAGTATCAACTAGTGTAAGGTCTTTACCTTGTAGTGTATTTATCGAAACTGAGTTTTCAACCATGAGTTGAAGGGTATTTTGACTGATATAATCAATTCTTGTCACCGGTATATTATCAATTTTAGCACCAGTACCATATGTAATGTCCGTGACAACTAGTGTAATTACATGATAGTTACTAAGAGTACCATAAATAACTTCCAGTATTTTTGGACGCGGTCTGTCTGTTGTTGTATTGCTTCTTAATATTCTTACTTGAATTCTATCACCATCTTCTGGTGCTTCATCAAAGGCAACAATATTACCATTAATAATAGTATAGCTATAAAAAGGTTCTTGCGTTACACCGTTGACCGTTACGACTAAATTATTAACCGAACTAACTGAATTGATAATATCAAATTCCAAAGTATCGCCATCTCCCGTAAATGTTCTTGTTATAGGAGTTAATACATTGTTTTGACTTCTAAACTGACCTAGCATCGAATCGTATGCTAATACTTGACCTTCTGCTGGGAAACTTACTGTAACATCAGTTAAACTATCTAATGACAAGTTGGCGATTGCACCAGCAATCGTTTGTCCGCTGAGATTTAATTGAGATTCTACGTAATTAGTACTGGCAAAAGATTTCCATTCTATGCCATCATGATATTCTGGATTGGCTTCTGCAAATCTAACATAACCTTGTATACCAGAAGGTCTATTAGTTGTTAAACCTACTGGTAATTTTATTGCACCAGTACTATCAACTGATAATACTCCGCTTTCAGGTGTGAAGGTTTCAGTTGAATGATTAGTTTTGATTGACATTTAGGTTAACCTTATATTGTAGTATTTATATAAAATTTAACCATTGTCCCATGATTTTAAGATGGCATCATCTATTTTATTAACTAGTTCGTCGCCAGGTTCGCTGACAGACCATTTTTTTATTGGACAGCTTGCTTTGGCAAACTTGGTTTTTGCCGGCATAAAGCAACCGCATTTTTTACAAGTTTTAATGGTTTTATTTAACTCATCGCAACTTTCGCAGATTGCCATTCTTAGTTGTTTTACCGATTCGCTGACTGTTTTTAACATACTATTATTTATAAACAAACAAATAAAAAAGGCTTCCGAAGAAGCCTTTTTGTAGTAAATAATTCTTTCGAATTACATGTACTTAACTGTACCCATTGCAATTTTACCTAGGTAGTCGGCAGCATTGCCCAAAGAGCTTGCTGTGTTTGTCAACTCAACATAACCATAACGTGTCATGAAGCTAACTACTGGTTCCATTGTTGCTGGGTCAAGAACAACACCAGAACTCATCAATGGAATGTATGGGCAATAGAATGCTGCCGCGTCCATTTCGTTAGGACCTTTGTAACCAACCAAGATTGGTGTTGTGTCAGATGCATATGAGTCAACATAAACTTTGACAGAACTGTTCAATGTACCAGCAAACTTTGTATTTGTTGGAGCTTCGAATGTACCTTCTGTTGTACGTGCAAATGCGCTTGTAGTAGCACTTTGTAGAATTGTCAATGATGTTGGGCTAACAACTACGAAGTTACCAGCACCACGACGTGTACGCTGAGCGATTCTGTTAGCAACATCGTTGATTAGAATAGCTAAAGCGGCGTGTTGGTCACCAACGTATGTAGCTGTACCTGTGAAATTAACACTACCGTCTTGAGCGAATGTGTGAACTGCTGTACCAGACAATGTACGTAGGCTGTTTAACAATTCTTGGTCGATTTCAGCAGTAATTTCTTGTGCCAAAGCTGCCATGATTTCTGCTTCAACGTCCAAACCGTGCATGGATTGTGCGTCTTGAGCAGCTTCAAATGTCCAGCGAGCAGACATCTTACGTGTCTTAGCTTCAACTGTTTGCTTCAATACTTGAATGCTTAATTTCTTACCTGGAGTACCTTCCATTGTACTTGTGCTGTCGGCAGCAGGAGCACTTGCATTACCATTACCAGAATAGGCTTTAGCAATGTTGAATGGGCTCAATGCTTCGCTACCAGCTGTTACACCGGCAAACGTTTCAGCATAACGTACACGTAGAGTGTGAATTTGACCAACTGGGCCAGTCATTGGCTGAACACCAACGATTTCGTTGGCGATAACTGTTGGCATAACACGACGGATAACAGGCAAAATTACCTTGTTTAACACAGCTACGTTACCAGCTTGTGTAGCACCTGCGCTAGCAGATTCCATAATGTTTTTCTTTGTGTTTTCTAACACAGTTTCCATAACGGCTTTTTTATTGCCATTTAAGCCTTCTAGTAGAACGTCTTTTGTTGCAGTCCAGTTCTGGGCTTCGAAAAGTTTTTCAGACATGATAGTCTCCTTAAATTTTTCCAATTCCGGCGAGCTTACGTAGTGATAGTATGTCTGCGCCTGCAGATTCTTCACTAGAAGTTTTGTTGCCAGTCATCGCAGTCTTCTGCGAAGTGGCGCTCTCACTAATTACAGTCTTTGCTTTTGTAGCAACGGCTGTTTCGTTAAGAACGGCTGGTAGATACTTGTTATATGACTCACGTAAAGATTCTGTAGATGTTGTTTTTAGCAAATCTTCCATAATGCCACGTTTTTCTTTACCAAGTGGTGCTACCAATTCTTGCATAATAGATTGGCGTTTTACCGCGTCTTCTGCAATGCGAATTTTCTTTTGTGCTTGGGTTAGTTCAGCATCTTTAGCTTCTACAGTTTTAGCTGTTTCATCTAAACGTGCAGTCAAAGTAGCGATTTGGTCGCCTAACTTCTTAACCTGTGTACCATCGGCAAAACCACTGGCCATGAACTCACCTGCAAATGCTTCCATGATCTTACGACCGAAAGCGTTTTCACGACTAATTTGAATGTCTTCACGTAATTGAGTGATCTCGCTACGTAGACTTTCGCTTAGTAATTTCTCAGCTTTTGTAGCTGCTTCTTTGATGAATTTAGCTTTAGCTTCAGCGATAACTTTTTTACCTTCTGTTACTAAGTTGACTCTAGCTTGAACTAGTTTGTCTTCATCTTCTTTTAGTTCTTTTAGCTCTGAGCTTAACTTACGTAAAGCAAATTCTTCTAATTTCTCGAAGTTTACTTTTTGTGTGTTGCGATCTTCTCTGAGTTCTTTGATCTCTTTAGCCATCTGTTCCATGACAAACTTGTTTAACATTTGAGCATGTTCACGAATTTGCTTTTTGTATGCAACTTTTGCTTCAACAACTTCACGCTTGTCTACAGCGAATTCTGCGATTTCTCTGCGAATTGCTTCTGTAATCATTTTGTCAGCGGCTTCGACGATTAGACCTTTGTCAGATTCGTATCTCTGACTGAATTCTTCACGTAGATTTGATTCCACTTCTTCATGTAGTTGTTTAACTTTAGAGTCCCAAGCTTCTTGTAATTGGCTTGTTACTTCCTCAGATAAAACCTCAGCGCCGAATAGTTCTTTTAATGTGCTCATCTTATTCCCCTTACTTGTTCAAGTTGGTGATGAACCTAAGAACCTCTTCCTGGAGGTATCTTTGCGCTCTTGCATCATGTCTTACCGCACTTGCAACGTCCATTAAGGCACCGCGTCTACGATCGTGCATTACACGCTCATATATTGCTTTGGGATATGCTGCCGGAGCACTAGGTTGTGCCACGATGTCTACCGTGACAATTTCAAAATCAGTAACGCCACCTGATTCGTTGACGTTACCAGATCCTCTACTACTTACACCAAGTTTAACATGACTCTCTAAAAGAGTTTTTACAATGTTACCCATTGGAGTAGGTAAGATTTTTAGTTTACCAATACCATTGTTTTCATTCATGTACATGTTTGTAATCATATGTGAAACACGGTCAAGATTAACTTGTAGGTCATCAGGGTGATCGGCTTCGCCCAACACACTATAACCATTTTTAATTTTTTCAGCAATGTTACTACATGCCTTAGCGATTTCATTTACGGGGTAAACTCTTTGGTTTTGATTTTTAACACCGCCTTGGATGAAAATGCCTTCCATGTAGAGATCCTTGCCGCCACTCTGATTTTCCACAAGTTGAGTGCGGATACCAGCTTGGTCGTATGTAAGAGCTTCTACTAATGGTAAGGCCATTTTATTACTTCGCTACAGGACTAGTTTTGTTGCCAGCTGTATCGCTGTTCTTTGGAACTGCTACACCTTTAAGTGCAGGAGCTTTAGCATTGCCAACTTTGTTTACGTTACCCATGTCGTCTTCTTTTGGACTTGCAACTGTACCACCTGCTGTGTTACCACTGTTAACTTTAACTGCGGCAGCACCGTTGGCACTGATCTTAGAACCAGAACTTACTGGGCTTTTTGTGTTTTGTCCATTGTCGCCATGTGTTGGAGCCGGAACAGCTTTCATTGCAACACCTTCACCGAAAGCACTATAGCTTTCTTCTGTAGGTTTTTCGTCGTCCATTGCTGGCTCATCAGTTGACATACTGTCATCACCTTGTGCGCCCATGATTTCAGCAAAAATTGCTTTTAGTTCGTCAATGGCGTCATCGGCTTTTTGTAGTAACTCAGTGTCAGCAGCCGGCTCTTCAGCAGGCTCATCACCCATTGCTAAGTCAGCTGTTGCTTCTGGCTCTGTTGGCTCATCAGCAGACATTGGGTCTTCTTCACCTTCTTCGTCTGCTTCAGCGAATAATTCGTCGTCTAGATCGTCTTCATTGGCAATGATTTCTTGTTCGAAGTCATTAGCAGGTGCTCCGCCAATACCTTCTTCTAGATCGTCATCTTCTTCTAGTTGTTCGTCGAAAGAACTTAGTTCTTCATAAATTGATTTACCTTTTTGAACAAAAAACTGATGTAGCAATTCGCTTGCACGATCATCTTCCTTGTTGATAAGGGCTTCTAATACTTGCTCTAATGTATGTTTAGACATTGTGTTTCTCCTTTTGGCCAAAGTCATTTGTCTGTATTATATTTAC